TCTGGGTAAGGTCAATCCGCAGTATGCCGGAGTGCTCTGATGGCGCTGAACCAGCCCCTCATGCAGCGGGCGCTCAAGCGCTGGAGTGAAGTGCGCGGGAAGCACGCGACCCAGGGGCCGGGGCGGCACAAGCTGCCGCCGATGCCTCAGGAGTCAATCATGGCGCCCCCGGCGACGGCGCAGGGTCGGTATCAGGCGACCGGCCAGCAAAGCCAGCAGGGTGGCAAGAGCAAGGCCGAAGGTCAGATACTCAACAAACAGAGCCAGTTCTTTCGGAATCTCCGGAAGCATGGAAGTCTGCATGCGCCTGCCTATCTCGCGGGCAAATCTCGGAGACCGCCTGCATGAAAACGCTTCTGGAACTCGACTCGGTGGACTTCCACCACGCCATCTACGTGCCCAATGAGACCGGGCGCGCGGTCATCATGACCCAGTACATCACGACGCATGCCCCTGCGGGCTGGAAGCACGATGGGTTCATCCCCGAGCTTCGCCCCTACCGGCTGCCGGACGGCACCGTCGTCGTCTACGACAAGAGTGGGCGCTACTGCCGCTGGGTGGAGAAGCAGAACGTTCGGACCTGGACGGCGAAGAAGCAGATCCCCCTCGAAGTGCTTTCGGCGAGCCTCGACGCAGGGCGGACGATTGCAGAGGCACTGAACCCGGCGATCAGCGCTACTCCGGCGGCGATTGCCGGCAATCCGGGTCCTCAAAAGGGCAAAGTTCACGAATCGGCAGAAAAACCGGCCTGAGCAGTGATAGTTCATGGCCACGTCTACTCGCGACGAAGAGCTGGAGGCGCTGCTCAGTGAGCTGAAGCGCCGGAAGCGCGAGCGCGACGGGCTCCAGTACGTCCCGCATGAGATGCACCCGAAGCAACGGGACTTCCTGAGTCGTCCGGAGCTAGAAGTGCTCGCCGCGGGAGGCACCGGGTCCGGTAAGAGCGATGCGCTCCTCGCGGCAGCACTTCAGTATGCCACCTGTCCGCAATACTCGGCACTGATTGTCCGAAGAACATTTTCGGAACTGGCCCTGCCGGGCGCGCTCATGGACAGGTCGCATCAGTGGCTCCATGCGACAGACGCCCACTGGGACGGCAACCGGAAGACCTGGCTCTTCCCCTCGGGGGCCCGGCTCCAGTTCGGCTACATCGAGTCCGAGCGCGATAAATGGCGCTACCAGGGCTCCGAGCTTCACTTCGCGGGGGTCGATGAAATCACGGCATTCCCGGAGCAGACGGCGCTGTTTCTGCTGTCCCGTCTTCGCAAAAATGGGTCAGACCCTATCCCGCTTCGTTACAGGGCTACCTGTAACCCTGACGGTATCCATATGGCGTGGGTGTATCAGCGCTACATCGAGGGCAAATCACCGGACCGCCATGCGCTCCAGATGAATCTTCAGGATAACCCGTCCGTGGATCAGGCGTCCTATCGTAAGGCGCTCGAAAAGCTCGACGAGGTAAGCCGGCGAAGGCTTCTGGACGGCGAGTGGATCATGAGCATGGGCGGCCTCGTGTATAACGTCACGAAGCAAAACCTGCTCGAAGAGCCCCCAGAGTGTGATTATTTCGTGCTGGGGATGGATTATGGCTACATTGACGCCTGCGCGTTTGTAGTCATGGGGTGGTCGAAGTTTGATACCACCGTCTATGTGCTCAGCGTTGACAAGTTTGAAAAGATGACACCCTCGGATGCGGCAGACCATGTTCGGCACCTAGAGAGGAAGTATCCATTCTCCAAGATGGTGGCGGACATCGGCGGACTCGGAAAGGGTTACGCGGAAGAGGCGAAGCTTCGTTACAGATTGCCCATAGAGCCTGCGGACAAGCTGAACAAGATTGGCTACACGCGCATGCTCGCGGGCGACGTCGAGAAGGGCCTGCTCAAGTTCGTGGGGCCCGCATGCCGGCCAGTGCTCGAAGAGCTTCGCATCCTCCCCTGGACCGAGGACCGGCAGAGCATTGCCGAGGGGTATCAGGATCACGCCATCGACGCGATGCTGTACGGGTGGAGGGCGGCGGTGGCATTCTTGGAGCCCCCGCCGGTCCGGGAACCCCCCAAGTTCAGTGAGGAATGGAATGCGCGCGAAGAAGAACGGCTCATCGAGCGGGTGGTCGAGCGAGTACGGGGCGACCGCTTCAACCAAGCCGACCCCTACGACCCGACCCAACGGTACGTCTCGGAAGTCTTCTCCGGCCGCCGCGGGGCCAAGTGGAATCTCTGAGGCGGCGAGCTTCATTGAGCGGATGCGAGGACTTGGAGCCTGCGAGGTGTGTGTGACAGGCTCCAATCTGACGCTGGCCGTCAGGTTTGGAGCCATGTTCGCCCCCACTCACAGTGTTTCCATGCCCAGTCCGGTGTACGAGGCCCCTCCGCCGTTCGAAGCATTCGAGCCGAGAAGCGCCGGACCGGCGCTCACTGAGGCTCAGATAGAGTTTATGGAAATGAAGCGTGTCCTCGAAACCGCATACGCCGCCAGTGGTGGGTCCGTGACGGATGCAGACGTATGGATGGCCCTCGGCAAAGAGCCCCCGGCGCCCAAGGAGTGAGAGGAAACCATGAACGTCGGCATGTATGGCGGTATCCGCATCCCCTCAAGCCAGCCCAACCGATTTGATAAGAAAAGTGCCGCCGACGGGCACAATCTCCGGTGGTGGGCACCCGATGATTTACGGGATTGGGACCGTGAGGATGAACGTGAGGATGCGCACCATAAGCTCGTCCAGCTTATCCAGAGCCTTCGCCAGTGGTTTCGATGGAGACGGTTTGCGGAACTTCATTGGGCGCGCCTCTATTCGGACATGGAGTACCCGGCCCTCTCACGAGGGGCCTACGTCCCGGCTCAGTATGCCCCCTCGCGGCTCACGTTCAACGTCGTCAAAAACTGCTGCGACACGCTGACGGCCAAGATTTGCAAAAATCAGCCGCTCCCGATGTTTCTGACGTCCGGGGGAAGCAGGACGGACAAGAACAGGGCCAAAGCACTCTCGAAGTTCATCGAGGCGTGCTTCCAGATGGCTCGGGTCTTTGAAGTCTTGCCTCCGGTGGTGCTAGACACCTGCGTTTTTGGGACCGGCTTTGTCAAAGTGTATCATGAGGGAACGCGCATCCATATCGAGCGCGTGTATCCATGGGAAATCGTCATGGACGAAGACGAGGGGCTCTACGGAGCGCCTCGGAGCATGCACCACCTGCGCTGGCTGGACCGCATGGTGCTCATGGATATGTTCCCGGAGAAGGCCGAGGCCATTTCCACCGCGGGAACTGCGCCCATCGATCCGATAGACATTCCCTGGCGCTCTATTACCAGCGATCAGGTCAACATCGTCGAATCCTGGCACCTGCCTTCGGGGCCGGACGCCAAAGACGGGCGCCATGTCATCGCCATCGCGGGCGCGACGCTGCTCGACGAGCCGTATGACCGGGAAGTCTTCCCCATCATCGCTCTCCGGCGCCAGAAGCCGCTGATTGGGTTCTGGGGCATCGGTGTTTCGCACGAGCTTTCGGGCATCCAGTTCGAAATCAACGTGCTCGCGCAGAAGCTTCAGCGTGCGCACCACCTGATGGGCGGGTCCTTCTGGATTGTGCCGGAGACCGCGCGGGTGCCGTCGTCGCAAATCGACAATGGTATCGGCACTATCATCCGGTACGCGGGCCCGGTGCCCCCGCAAGCCGTCGCGCCCGCGCCTATCAATGCGCAGACCTACAACTTTCTCATGTCGCTCATCCCGAAGGCGTATGAGATTAGCGGTATCTCGCAATTGAGTGCGTCTTCGCAGAAACCGCCGGGCCTGAACAGCGGCATCGCCATGGAAACCTACTCGGACATCGAAACCGAGCGGTTTTTGGTGTTCGCGCGGGCCTACGAAGAATTCTGTATGGAGATTGCGCGACACTTCGTGTGGCACGCGCAGGAGATTGGGAAGGAAAACTCCAAGTATGCCGTGATGGTCAAGGAGAAGGGCCATCTCGACACCATTCCGTGGACGGACGTGAAGATTGATGAAGGCTCCTACATCCTTCAGGTCTTCCCCACGTCGTTTCTTGCCAAGACGCCCGCCGCACGGCTGGAGCAGGTCATCATGCTGGCTCAGGGCGGGTATATCCCGCCTGGCAAGGTGCCCATGCTGCTGGATTTCCCGGACCTGGAATCCTTCTTCCACCCGCAAAGCGCGTCCTACCGAGCGGTTGAGGGTATTATTGAAGACATCTTGGACAAGGGCGAATATACGCCTCCCAACGAAGCTCTCAATCTCGAAGAAGCCAAGATTATGTCGCAGATGGCATGGATCGACGCCTGGCGCGACGGCTCTGACAAAGATCGACTGGACCTGCTTCTGCGCTTTTCCGTCGCGTGTACGGACAAGCTGAAGGAACTCCAAGCGCAGGCGCAGCCTCCTCCTGGCATGGCGCCCCCGGGTATGGAAGGCGGCCCCCCGCCTCCTCCGGGCCTTCCCCCGGGGATGCCTGGGCCTCCGGGCCCGCCCCCGCCGATGCCCACTCCTCCGCCCGGTGGCGGTGGACCCGAAGGACCGCCGCCACCCGAAGCCATGGCGGCCTGAGAAAGAAGAAAAACCATGCCCGATACACTTGGTGCCGTGCAGGCCACCGAAGCCCAAGCCGAAGCTCAAGACACTCCGGTGCCGACGGCGCCTATCTCCGAGCGCCGCGACGTCGCGACGCCCGAAGAGGCGTTGGAGCAGGAGCGCCCCGCCCTTGCGGCCGATGACGGGAGGAAGCGCCTTCAGCGGGCGCTGTCTTCGGTCGCCAAGCGCGAAGAGGGGTTGCTCCAGCAGCAGCGTGCGTTCCGCGCGCAGCAGCAGGAATTCGACCGGAAGATGCAGCAGGTCGAAGCGCGCCTGAAGCAGTCTGAGGAACGCGAGCGGAAGATCCAGGCGCTCTATGAATCTGAGAATGTCATCGAGGCATTCCAGGAGGCGGGCCTGGACTTCCCCAAGCTTGTCGAGCGCATCGCCAACCACGGCTCGCCTGAAGCCATGGTGCGACATACCTCGTCGCGGTTGGAGCAGAAGATTGCTTCTCTGGAGGAGAAGCTCTCCGAGCAGTCCAAGTGGCGAGAGGAGCGGGAAACCGCGGAACTGACGTCGAAGCAACAGGCCGAGGTGGACGAAGGCCGCAAGTGGGTCGCGAATGAGGTGCGCTCAGCCTGGAAGAAATACCCCAATCTGGCGACGTTTCCGGGCCCCTGCATCGCTTCGCAAATCGAGAGCGAGGCGGAGCGGTACAACGAGAAGCACGGGCACTACCCAAATCTTGACGTTCTCGCAACGCGCGTGGAGAATAACCTTCGGCAATTGGAAGAGTTGCGCGCTCAACAGCGCAAGTCTTTCGAACCCGAAACTGCCGCGCCCGTTGCCCCCGATGCCGAACCCGGGGCCCCTCGACCGAAGGCTGCGCGTGCTTCTGCGGGTGACGAAGACGTCGATGCGGAGACCCGTGCGGCTATTGATGCTGCGCGTAACCGTCATGCTAACGGCTCTTTCGTGAGGCGAGCCACCACGACCATCACCAACAAGGATGCGTCTTCGCGTGCAAGCGCACCGAAGCGGCCGTCTCAGGGAGACCGTGCCGCTCTGCGCAAGCATGTGTTGGCGAAACACGGCCTCTGAGGACGAACCTGAGAGGCTGCTCAAGCCTCTCAGGAGTTTCCCATGCCGGCTGTCCCCGCCACTCAATCGTCTGTCACGGCGATTGCGAAAGAGCTTTACCCGCAGAAGGATATCAATCGCCTCATCATCGAAGACTCGGCCATGCTCGGCCTCGTGCCGAAGCGCACCGACTTCTATGGTAAGCAGCAGCTTTGCGCGATGCGCTATGCGCCGCCCGCGGGCCGTTCTTCGGTGTTTACCAACGCCCAGAACAATCAGGCCCCCTCGAAGCTCTCCGGCTTCCTGGTGACCAGACGTAAGGACTACGCGCTCGCCTCTATCGACACGGAGACCATTCGCTCCACGTCGAATGACCGCGGCGCCCTGGTGGATGCCCTGGACCTCGAACTCGGCGGCGCGATGGAAGCGCTCCGGCGCTCGATGGCCATCAGCGTTTTCCGCAACTACGGCGGCGCCATCGGCCAGCTTACGGCCACGGGCTCGGCGGCGGTCACGACCACGGGTCCCTTCGCCCTGGCAAACCCCTCGGACATCTCGAACTTCGAGGTGGGTCAGGTGCTCCAGCTTTCCGCGACGGATGGCACCACGGGTACCGTCAAGGCGGGCACGGTCACGGTCGCTACGGTGGACCGCAACCTGGGCACATTCACCACGACAGCGGTACTCAACGTGGGCGTCACGCCTACGGCGCCGACGCTGACGGACTTCGTGTTCACCGATGGTGACTTCGGAAACAAGATCATGGGGCTCGCCTCATGGATTCCCTCCGTTGCTCCCACGACGGGTGACAACTTCTTCAACGTGGACCGCTCCGTGGACCCCGAGCGCCTTGCCGGCGTGCGGCCCCCCACGACGCCGGGTGCGCCCATCGAGCAGAACATTCAGCAGGCACTCGGCTTCATGGCGCGCAACCGCTCGAAGCCCACGCACATCTTCATGAACAATGCTGACTGGCAACAGCTCATCATTGGCCTCGGCAGCCGCACCATCTTCATCCGCGAGGAAACGGAACTGCCCGAGGTTGGGTATGACGCCGTGATGGTGGCGGGTCCCAAGGGCAACGTGAAGGTGCTCGGCGACCCCAACTGTCCGCAGGGCACGGCATACATCCTTCAGATGGATTCCTGGTGCCTCTGGACGCTCGGCGAGGTGGGATTCCTCATGGAAGACGACCTCCGTATGCTGCGTGACCCGCAGAATGACTACTACACCTTCCGGCTCGGGTACTTCGGCAACCTGGTGTGCGATGCTCCTGGCTGGAACGCGGTCATCGCGATCTGAAGGAGACC